GTTCTACAACAGCATTAGGAGGAAACTTGCTTGTAGCTTTTTGACTAATCAACAGTGCCATAAGTTTATCTCTATTACTTGAGTCTAACGAAGGTATTACAGACAAAGAGTTAGCGTCCATATTCAAACTAAATATAACCCTTCCTGTCCAAGGAATAGATACAGCGTCTACATATTTAGCGTGATACTCCATTCTGGGATTTGCCACGGTCCTTTTGATAAGTTCAGTAGCCCTTCTTTGATCTTGGAAAGAAGCAGCCGAAGTTGTGTCATCGATAACCCAAGCAGCTACCCTAGCTAAGTCTTTATTAAATTTACTTTGCCCACTTAAATAATCTGAAGCATCTGCAAAGCCTCCTACTAAAGCACTTATCACTCTGTTAGAAAGCAGGGACTTACCTTTATTGGTAGGGCCTACTAATATTAAAGCTTGCCCTTGATCATCTTTTCTTTCTCTGACAGCTATGTAAAACCTTTTAAGCCAAGCGTAAAAGTATTCAATAGTGTTTCTCTTATTTTTATTATTAACAAATAATTGATTTAGCCAATCATGTAAGAAAGGCCATTTAGAAATGTCACCATCATCGGCAGGTTCAATGGGTTCGATGTTGGATGTATTTAAAATCCTATGAGAGTTATAATGGACTACTCTTTCATTACTAAAAACTACAGGAGCTATCTCATCTATCCTATTGTCATTAGATATAGTCACTATAGCAGCCTCCACTTCTGATAAAGCTTTCCCTTTTTTCTTTTTAGTAGTGTACCCTGCTTGTCTAAGTTCTAATATTAATTGGTCTTTTGGTATAGATACAGCAGACCCATGAAGCAATTTGTAAAATGTTTTACCATTAAACCAATAGTGATTCAAAAGGTTACCTAACTTTTCTGTCTCGTATTTCTCTACAAAAGATTTCCCAAAAAGCTCCCTCCATGTAACAAAGGGTTTACCCCGATCACTAAAACAAACTATGCCGTCTTCAGTTACAAGGCATCCTTCTCTTTCAACAAAAGGATCTACCCAAAACAAAGGGCCTCTAGCTCCTATGTTAAACTCACCATCCCATCTATTAGGAAACCTTTTCTCCACTTCACTAGCTACTACATCCATAGGAATAGAAGTATCAGAAGCTTGTGGGGGAGCATCCATTACTGCTTTAATCAAAGCAGCTTTATAAAAAGACTCAGGCAAAGGATCTCCTATTCTTTCCCACTCTGTTCCAAACTCAAATGTCTGCGATGCTTTAAGAGAAGAAGAATCAAACCCTCCCATTATGTGAGGCATGTTTAAATTTAGATGCAGTCGCTGCATTAAAGGATTAAACATTTCTTCTGATATAGGTAACTTAGATTCAAACTCCCATATCAACCTTATATATCCTGAAAAAGTTTTTGTTCTCCATGTAGGCATGTGCCCTTTACATTCATGTTGTATAAGAGCATCCACGTTGTCCCAATCAACAGGAGCATCGTAGTCACCAACTATCCCCCAAATAGCGTGTGGAGGGTTCTGGTTACTTACTCTAAGAGAAGGATTGTCTCCCTCAACCGTAGTATAAAATATATGATCAGTACTGGTGTCACCACACCAGTCCCTATATGCAGCTTTAGAATTAAAGCTAGGGAGCTTTTTAACATTAACACTGAGAGGGTCAGTGAATACGCTAGTGTTTTTATCTTTATGGTTTTTTATATATCTATACTGCATTACTTCTCATACTGGTTTACTATTTTACCTTCTCCTTGGATAGGTAATTCGGGTATCCAAGAAGGCGGGGATGACATTATTGATAGTGTATCTTGTAAGACTTTATCAGCCTCTTTTTCTTTACACTCTATGACCACTTCATCGTGGACATGTAAAATTATCTTATGACCTGCTTCCTCCAGCCTCACTAAAATACTAGCAAACACATCCCTTGCTAGTGCCTGACTGAGATTCTCTGCTACTAAACCGCCCCAAAGTTTCATTGGGATTCTCTTAGCTCCTTTAAATATCTTAGCATAGTATTCTCTCCTACCGTTCACTAAAGAAGCTTGGATGTAGCCGTAATCTAAAACCCTGCCCGACGGTAGTTCATACTTAAAAGGGGTTCTGTTAGCATAGCATAGATGAACTGATCTGGTGAGCTTGTTCCAAAGCCTCACTACTTTAGGCATATAGTTCCTGTACATCGTCACACATTCTTCTGCTTCTTTTTCAGACATACCTGAAATGGATGCAAAACGTTTAAAGCCTACTCCGTATCCACATCCAAGGACCATAGTCTTAGTTTTGTATCTAATGTCAGGAGCTTCTTCTGAGAACACACCGTCGCCTTCCCATAACCCAAATCGTCTAGCAAAAACTTCGTAGATGTCAGAAGCTTCTTTTATTTCTTCTAAGGCTTGTTGATCTTCTGAAAGCCACGCTAAAGTCCTAACCTCAATCTGAGACAAATCAGCCACTACAAGCTTATGGCCCTCTTTGGGTTTTATTAAGTGTCTAAGAGTGACTCCAAACATCTCACCCCTTGGTAAATTCTGTAGATTCAAGTTGCCTCCCGAACCACTCCACCTTCCTGTATGCGCTCCAAAGTACATACACCCTCCATAAAATCTTCCGTCACTAAGCGTAGCGTAATCAAAGCTATCTAGTTTTTTCTTCAGCGCATTTATCCTACGGAAATCTCTAACAGACTTAATCCATAAATACTGATCCCCGTATTTATCTATCCATTTATTAGCTGCATCATCAGTCAAAGCTAAACTTTCGGGAGGTGTTATACCTAGTTTACGACATTCTTCGTTAAAAGCTTTTCTAGATAATAAAGGATAGTTGTCTTTCCACGGAATATTTTTTTCTGTTTCAAAAAGTTTTAGTGCAATGGTTTCTTTCTGAGTTTTTAATAAGTTAGTGTCTATAGGTATACCTCTCTGGACTATCCTTCTGTTTACATTACTTATAGTTCTTTCTGAGTCAGGCCACTGGTCCTCTATTTCTTCCCATATTTGTAGACATAACTCCGAATCTTTAAGGGCATATTCTTCTACCTCTTCTTTGAAATCATCGTCCATGTCTTCCCACCTCTTGCCTAACATAGAGTCTCTTGTCTCTTTTGAAACTTCTAGGTCAAATAACTCAGCCGAAGAGTTTTTTAAAGATCGAGGCAGCCCACAATGAGCTACCATATCTGCTGTACAAAACCATTCTTTATAATCTACTAGAGGCCACCACCCTTTTTTAGTTCCGAACAAATATAAAGTCTCATCAAAAGCAGCGTTATGTGATAATACTCTGTTCTCTTCTAACACCCCCCAATCAAATTCTTTAGGGTCACCCACCCATTTGTAACCATTATCCCCTACTACGCTTACCATATAAGCATCAAAGTCAGGGTGAGAAAAATATCCAAGAGGGCCAAGCACTGTTATGCTACAGCCTTTATCGTAATAGGATTCAAAATCGACAGCAAAAGTAATCATAGTGATATTGTGAGAGTACGAGGACGGGGAGTCCCTACAATCCCCGCCCTCTCATGCACCCCCATGTACAAGGCTAGATGGAGTCTAGCTAATTTTTAGTTAACTACCTCTATTTCTTCAGTAGAAGCAGAGTCATGACTTGATGGGAACTCAAGATCAAGATCAAGTTGTTTAGGCTCTTCACCTAATTCTTTCAAACGGTTAGATACCATTTCATACATCATACCACATCGGTGCAAACCTGTTTGTGAGTCTGACCAAACTTTAAGAAGTTTAAGGTAAGTGTGGTGAACCAAATCGATTTCACTATGTAAGAGCTCGATTTGTTTTTCGGTATCATCAGCAACCGTGTTTACGATTTCCATTATAGAGTCGCTCATTATGCTGCCTCCCAGATGTTGTTACAAAACTCAACAACTGCTTCTGAGGATGCCTCTCCAGTTGCTACAAGCGTTGGGACATACCAAGCATGCTTACCTTTTTTCATTAGCTCGCTACCTAATTTCCACTGTACTCCCCAAACAGGAACATTTGGATTGAATGTCTCTTGTGTAGCTAATCTTTTGTAGGTGCATCTGTATGCGTCTTTGTGCACATGGAACTTGCCTACATTAATTTTAAGATCACCTAATGGGTAAGGGAATCCTTCTGGATCGTCCTCACCTTCAGGCTGACTTACGAGAACAGTAATATCAGCACACTCAATGACTGGGTATTCTGATGTCTCTTCAAGCTTTGCTTTTTCTTCAATAGTGTGTGCAAACTGTGGTATAGCATCCTCATCATAAGGAATATCTTCTTTCCACATTTTCTTTGCTTTTACTACAGTGACGTTGATCTGGTCACCTTCTTCTTTTACCAAAGGATATGACCTGTTGATATAGATAGAACCTGCTGGAGCATCTTCAACTATACCTGATGTCTTTTGAATTAGGTTGATTTTTTGGATATCAATGTCTTCAGGTCCAACCATTAACCTACGACTTGGGGCTACTGCGACTTCTTCCTTTTTCTTGGAAGCTACTTTAGTACTCATGTTTATTGCTTATTGTTTATTGCTTATTGTTTATAATTTAAGAAAGGGTAAACCTCTCTTGTGAGATATCTATAATGTCTGCACTTTCTAGTGCGTCAAGAAAATCATTTGCCTTCTGCATTTTTTCACCTTCTTGAGCTGTACTCCCTACCATTTTAGCTATCTTGCTAAGTGGGAATTTCGCTGTATTTAGTACTTCTTCTTTATCTAGATCAAACTCTTCAGCTATGTTTATTAATTTTTTGTTATCTAAGCAAGATCGTGTTGATCCCATAGATCTTAAAGATAAAGAAGGAAACTCATTACCTTCTTTAGCTACCTCTACAGCTTTCTTTTTAATACGGTCAGACCAGTTAGCAACTATCTTGGCTATGTTCCAAAGCTTCTCTAATGTTTCTGGGTCTTCTGGGTTTTCTATATCTACATCAGGTATAGAATCTTCAGCAACTTTACTGGCTATCTTTATAGCTAACCCACCTAATGAAGGACACTTATCTTCATACTTACAAAACCTACAGTTTACTGTTGGTGTTAACTCATCTAAGTCAGGGGTTCCCTCCTCCCATTTGGGACGTATCTTTTCCCCTTTTAAAATTACAGATGAGAGTTCTTCTGTTAGTGTAGGTACATCGTCTCTTGTAAAAGTGTCATATAAAACCTCACCCCTAACAGGTATATAGAAAACAAACACTATTTCATCAACGTCAGGAAATGCTTGAAAGGCTCCTAATGTGTAAGCTTTTGCTTGCCAGTTTTCTTTAGGTGTATCAATCGGAGATATACCTGTTTTATAATCTGCCATTACCGCTTTATTTTCAGAGACTAGAAATCTGTCGCAAGTTCCCCAAGTAGAAGTATCACCTAAGTCTACATGAACTTGTATCTCGTTCATCTCTTCAAACTCTTCGCTACCAAATATTGTATTATTGAACTGAGCTTCCTCTAAAACTATCTTATCATAGATTTCAATTTCTTCTTCGTCATGTAAGGCTGATGGATCTCTAACTTCTAATGCTTCATGTATCCGAGTTCCTTTTTCCGCAGCAGCACTAGTACCTGATCTACCCTCATAGCCCGCACAAGCAGCTACATATTTTAAACTTGAGGGACTAAATGGAGCGTGGTCTCTTTCTGAATGGTCGGGTGTATTACTCATATAATGCTTCTAAGTTTTTAAGTTTACTATTTATTGATGTCATCACTGTTTCTTCTACGCTGTCAGCAGCCACTAAAACTTTTTGTAAACTATCTGATTTAGCACCGTTTCTAAAAATACGACCTAATGTTTGTACATATTCTTTTGCGTTAAAAGTTGGACATATTAAACTAACTCTTGGCCTATTTCCATTAATATCGTGTAAAGATAATCCAGTTCCTCCTGCTGCTATATTAGCAACAACTACATTTGTTTTATCTGATTGAAAATCATCTATTACTTTTTGCCTGTCTTTAGCTGACTGACCCCCATCAATCCTACCACAATTAAGTTTCTTAGTAAGGGCATCTACTGTTTCTCTAAAGTTAACAAAAAGCACAACAGAGTTTCCTTCGTTAATTAAATCTTGAGCCATCTCAGCTAAGTCGGGTACTTTAAAACTTTCAGCTAATTGCCTACTTCTTAGTATGTTTACAAAGGTGTGTTCAGACTCAGTGACCGTACCTTCTTCAACAAACTCTTTTATAATTGTTGGGGTAATACCTAATTCTTCATAGGCTTTAGCTATTTTATCACCGCTTGAAAATTGTATGGGTTGTTGAAACACTCGGTTATTTCGAAAAGAATCAGGGAAATCTTCTACAGTCAGCTTGTGTCCTGATACCCCAAATATAAAATCACGTATGCGAGACATGCGCTCACGTGAAACAACTCTCCATTGACCCCAATGATCTTTGTTGCAACCATTGCGTTTCATCCAAGAATACCAATTAAGTTTACCGTCTTCGGTTTTATTAAGAGAGTGTAGGTCTAGCATATATCCTAAAGGTCTCATCTCTGTCGGGTCTTCAGCAGCCGTCGCACTCATACCATGCACACGATACCCTTGTTGAATTAAAGATATTAGCATCTGAGCATTAATTGTATAAGGCCCTTTTGCTTTCTGAATCTCATCCATTAAAACAATAGTGTTTTCAGGTAACTTCCACTTAATAATTTTTTTACCTGATTTACTCATGTAAGGTGTTTTACCTGTTCTTAGCTTTTCGTAGTTGAGTACAAATAAAGGAGTTATTCCTGTCTCCTCCATCTCTCTTTCCCAACTAGGTATAACTGCTTTAGGGCACACTACGGCTACAGGCACTCCTAGTTGTTTTGCTATATGGCAAGCCACTACTGTTTTACCTGTACCAACAGAACTTGCATCGAATGTATTCCTGCCTTCTTCTAGAACTTTAACAAAGAAATCAGCAGCTTCTTTTTGTTTAGGGAACAAAGTTTTCATTCCCTATGTATACTAAATAATTTTTGTAAGTCTAGAAATAATTTGAATTAAATTCTTTAACTGCCTCTTATATACCTAGCAATTAAGAAAGCGTCTATCATTCCATCATGTGGTTTAGAAGCACGTTTACTTTTTTGCCAACATTCATCTGGAGCCAAACATTCTGCTTTCCATGCAGCAGCTTCTTTGGTCATGCCTTTAGGTACATTACCTAATAATTTTTTCTGCCACTTATGTACAGATACACAACAATGCTCCCAATCTTTTACTTCACATAATCCTTTTATTTTACCAAAGGACATAGCCATCGACCTTACTGCTTGAGAAGATTTTGCATGATGCAAAGGTTCTTCTATAGCTATTAAAAAATTACTAGGCATTTCATCTAAGCCTAAGATCCATTGGTACAATCGATAAGTATCGACTTCTCTTTTGCTCCCTCTTTTAAGGGTAGGCATAACTGTTTTATTTATAACAGCTCCTGTTGTTTTTGAGATTGCGGTTAAGCCACCATCAAGTCCATTGTCTATCCCTATAATCATTACATAAAACAGCCTTCTCTTATAAGAAGACCTTCACCTTCGCTAGGGACGAAGACATCTATATTTTTACCTAATAGCTGTAGGAAAAAAACTTCTTTGGCAGTGCTAGGTATTACTAAATAAAAAGTTCCTCTTTTAATTTTGGATTCAAAAAAGAAATCATGTTTAGATATTGTATGCCTTATCAAAACACTAGGGTTACATACTTCTTTTTTGTCAGGAAATAAAACGTAATTAGTCATCTAAAAATATAGGTGAATTTTCTCCGTAAGGGTATGAAAGGATTTCAAACTCAAAGTAATTAAGAGCCTCTTCTAGTGACATCTTTCTTTTAAGAATTTTTAATATTTTCTTTTTAGAGTAACAAGCACACGGAGCTTTACCATTTGTCTCTGCTATACCTATGAAAGCATCAGAGAACTGCTCCATCTTTAGTACGCTGTCATCAGGATCTTCAAATAAATCATCCATCTTAGTTATCCTCTAAAGTTTCAGCTTCGATGATTTTGTTGGGATTTGTTTTTATAGCTCCACTGCCTCTATCTGCTTTAGTGTCGTTTAGTATACTGATATCAATCTGTAGTTTACCTGAACCTCCTGCATTCTTTGCATTCAAACCTAAGTTTCTTCTGATCAACTGATCTAACTCAGATAGTTCTCGAACAGTTTTAGGCCCTCTTAGATTTTTCATAGAGTCCCTTAGAAGTTTAATCCCTGCTGCTGCTACATAGCTTTGGTATTTATCCGCAGGAGAAGTTTGAGCTTCAGCTATTTCCATCATAGCTTCATCTTCTTTTAGACGAGCATCATGTTTAGCCACCTTAATAGTTTCTTCAGTGGCTTCTTCTAAGTTTTTATCTAAAGCTGTTTGAAGAGGATCTTCATCTTCAGTCTTAGGATTCTCTCCGTGTGAGTTTACTTTAGGTTCTATACCTTCTGCCCTTAACCATCTTCTTAGTGTAGAAGAATGTATATCAAGCTCTTTAGCTATTGAGACAAGCTTATAGTCTTGGTTATACAAGTCTATAGCTCTTTTTAATAGTTCTGGTTTTTTCGATTTCCTAGCCAAGTTATATCTATTATAGTGTTTGAATACAAAAATTTCAACTGAATGAGTAATCCACTTTCTATACTCGAACCACGGATAGATCCTAAAACTAAAAGAATGGACGTTGGGGGTCTAATGATCCCTCCAACTAGTTTAGTTACAGCTCTGCTCTATGGGTTTCGTCATCACGATAAACCAAAAGCTAAAGAGTATTACTTCTGGAGGCTATGTGACGAGTTGTGGAACTCTCCAGAACTCCCTGAACCTTTGATGGTTAGACATCCTTGGGCTGAAGAAATGATACGAGCTGTTATTAAAAATAAATATGTAGCTATAGGAGGTGCTGCTAACAGTGGTAAATCTCATACGATGGCTGCATGGGGTATCCTGAATTGGTTAGCAGCTCCGAGAGATACCTTGATCCTGCTTACTTCAACCACTTTGAGGGAAGCAAGGAAAAGGATTTGGGGTTCAATTATATCTTTGCTGTCTGTTATTGAAGGTGCTCCTATACGAATTAGAGATTCTATAGGTAACGCTAGTTATGTAAATGAACACGGAACCCTGATTGAACGTGCAGGGTTAAGTCTTATAGCTGCTGAAAAAAGCAGAACACGTGAAGCCGTAGGTAAGTTTATTGGAATAAAACAAAAACGTGTCATGGTGATAGCCGATGAGCTTAGTGAGATAAGCGAAGCTATACTACAAGCAGGTTTATCTAATCTATCTAAGAACCCTGAGTTTCAAATGATAGGCATGTCTAACCCAAATAGTAGGTTTGATGCTTTTGGAGTTTGGTCAGAACCTAAAAGCGGATGGGAAAGTATTGATACTAACACAGCAGATGAGTGGGTCACTAAATGGAACGGGGCCTATGTTCGTTTTGATGGGGAAAGATCTCCTAACGTCATAGCAGGAGAAGTCATATATCCTTGGTTACCAACAACTGAGAAGCTAGATGAAGATAAAGCTTTGTTAGGGGCTTCTAGTAGAGGGTACATGCGTATGGTCCGTGCTGTCTTTTTTGATAGTGACGAAGATGAAAGCATCTATTCTGAATCAGAGTTAGCTCAGTCAGGCGCAATGAGTTCTGTAGAATGGAAAGGGACTCCAGTAGAGTGTGGTGGTTTAGACCCTGCTTTTACTAATGGCGGAGACCGAACAGTGCTCTATCATGGTCGTGTAGGCTATGATGTGAACAACCATTTTGTTTTTGAGTTCGTAGATGCAGTAGTTTTTACGGACGATGCCACCAACAAAGCGGTCCCTCGGACTTACCAGATTTGTCGTCAGGTTGTTGAGGCTTGTAAAAAACGTAATATACAAGGAGTAAATCTTGCCGTGGATAGCACGGGCGCAGGTGCTCCTTTTTGTGATGTCCTTTCGAATGAGGGAGATGGGTTTGATCAGATTTTACGGGTTTCATTTGGAGGCAAGGCTTCAGATAAACGTGTTTCTGAAAACAGTAAACTAATAGGAACTGAGTTATATATCAACAGGGTTTCTGAATTGTGGTGGGTCGGTAAAGAACTTATGAGGACTAAACAGATATATGGAGTTAACGCTGATCTAGCTAAAGAGGTGACAGGAAGGAATTACGAAATGGTAAAAGGTGGGACTTTACGTATAAAGATAGAATCTAAAGTTGCTTTCAAAGCTAGGTACGGACAATCACCTGACTTGGCTGACGCAGCCTTTTTATGTTTAGATTTAGCTAGGCAAAGACATGGACTTACTGCGGTGTCTCCTCCAAATGATAGTGCAGGTAAGTTGCAGCGCAGAGGGAAAACAATAAAGTCTCTATCGAACATTCTTTCTACGGCTAACTCCCCCTTACAATAAACTTTCTTTAGGTTTATATTAAATTTATTCTAAATCAGAAGAAACTTTATACTAATTCTAAGAAAGTTTTATTACAATTTGGTGGGTTTCTTGACTTTGTGTACAAAAAAAATTAGATTATACAATGAAATTTCAAGATCTTCCTGACGATACGGATTACACAAAAACATTAAAGAGCTATCAACGAGGAGAGATATCCAGTGCGGAGTTAGCTAGTTTTCTAAAAAAAGACCGCCAGAAAAGAGAGGGCAAGCCTAAAAATGTAGATGTCAATAAAATGATATATGCAATGGACACCCAAATTCCCAACATGCTCAAAGATGATATGTCAATTACTGACCCTGCTCAACGAGCAAAAGAGAGGCAGATGACTATTGAAACTGCTAGGGATTTTGCAACAAAACAAGGGATAAGACCCCAACAATTTCAGAATATCTTGGCTAAGAATAATGTTACAGGTGAATCTCAACAACGAAAGAAAGAACAGATACGTGCTAATGTGCAACAGATGAAGCAGTCTAGGTACGAAAGTCAAAAGGCTGCACAGCAAAAAAGATACGATCAACGGTTTGCTGAAATGGATAGGCAGAAAAAACTTAAAGAAAATATTTTAAAAGCTAGGCAAAAAAGAACTGCTAACGCTCAGAAAAGCAAAACAAAAGCTCCCGCAGGAACCACTCAATCTACTGACTCTAAAGGGAATGCGGTAAGTGTAGCTCCAAAATCATCATATAGCTAAAATGGCAGATAGTTTTTTCACACAACGACGGTCCCTTGATAGGGAGTCCTCTAAATTAAAAAGAGCTTCACGTAGGTTAGCTAAGAAAGGATTCCGAGCCGAAGCAGGTAAGCTTATGGCTGCTTCTGAGATGGCTAAGATGCAGGAACCTACAATCATGCGTCCTGAATTTAGAGAGTTGGAGCAAGCAGGTAGGGATATCCAAGCCCTTCAAGCTCAAGCTACAGGCGAGTTAGATTTTGATAGAGACATTGCACCACTAAGAGGGGATTTCTTTAATGCTGTTCAAGCAGCCAACTTATCTGATAGTGAAAAAAATATACTTACTGATAAGTTTGCACCTCAGTTTGCTAAAGCAGGTTTAGATCAGCTTGACATAGAGGGTAAGCGAACAGCTAATCAAATGGCAAAGCTTTCTTTTGAAGGAGCTAAGATGCAGCAAGAGAAAATGCGTAAAGAGTTTGAGGTAAATAAAGAAGCCCAAGCTCAGTTAGGAAACATAACTAGAGAGTTAGAGATAGCTACTTCTGGGGGAACTGACTCTGAGAAAGAAGATAAGGTCTTTGAGATTGCTAGGAAGTATGGGTCGTTTTTATCCAACCCTAATGTAGCCAAAGCAATAGAGTTACCACTAACTCAAATAGCTAATAAGAGACAGGCAGATCAAAGCAAGATTAGATCTAGCCTTGCTGTTCTTTCCGCAGGTCAGGGGCTAGGTTCTTTACCTGAAGAGGAGCGGGCTAATGTAATTAACAAGCTAGGGTTTTCTGCTGAAGATAGTAGACTACTAAATACGGCTGCTAAGTCAGCTTACTTAGAGCAAAGAAACGCTATAAGTGTCAATCAAGCCCGTGCTGATGCTGCGTTAGTTCAGGATAAAATAAGATCTTTGAATACAATAAGGACTAGCTTGGCAAGCTATGAAGAGTTTTTTGAAGAAGGGCAAAAAGGATCTTTTGGAATGGCTGATACTACTACATTTACTGCTGACTTTATCGCAGATAAATTAAGACCTCACATAAACAGGTTGTTCCCTGCTAGAGGAAGAGGGGCTAATACAAGTGAAGCTCTTACAACTGATCTTGAAAAAGCACTAGCTATGAAAGATGAGAAATCAAGAAAGGCTGCTCTGCAAAAAATATTTGGCATAGTAACTAACAGAGTTGAAGAGCTAACCGATAATTACTCAGGAATATCAAGAGACTTACCCGAAGTACAACAACAAGCAAAACGCAAAAGCGTTTTCGGATCCAATAAAGATTAAGTGGCTACCATATTAGATGAACCTAAAAAAGTCAGTGCCGATACAAACCCATACACGGTTGCTGAACCCGATATAAATTTTAATGACTTCAGTTTTTCTACTGAAGACCTAAACCAAAGACAAAAGTTTTTTGAGTTTTCGCAATACGTTAGACAGAACCATGTTGATAAAGGGTTTAAGTGGACCATAGATAATGAGCGAGATATCAAACAAGATATCTATGATGCTTTTAAAGAGGGCTCTTTGTTCTTAGGAGATGAGGAGCAGACTGGTCAAATCAAAGAAGAGTATAATCCTACTCAAGAGCAGAAGCTAAACTTAATAGAGCAGTGGTCTTCTAAAAAATTCAACCAGTTACAAGATAGTATCTCTGGTTCTGATGGTATTACTGATGCAGATAAAGCTTTATTAGATACTTACTTTGATTCAGCTAAGAAAGATTTAGTTGATGAAGGAGCTTTTGCTTTCGCTTCTGTAGGAGATGACTTAAAAATAAACTCAGAAGTTTTTGAAAACACTAACTATAGAGATAATTTTGAGAAAGCTTTTGAAGCAGGGATCATTAACCCTGAACAAATACATAATGTTTGGGGTTCATCGCAAGAGATTCAGGGTACAAAAGGTATAAAGTACCACCAGTTCAAAGAGTACGCTGACATAAACAATGAGATAACTGAAGCCTTTAAAGATTTTCAGAACAAATCAATCTATTCATTATATGACAATCTCGATTCTTTAGAAGAAGGTGAAGAGAAGTCTATAATGCGTACCCTACTTATGGCTTTTGATGAGATACAAAGTGGGTCTTTAAAAGAACTGAAAGAGGAAGGAGCTGACTCACATTATGTTGGAATTTTAGCTAGAGCTCTACGTAAAACAAGAGCCCTTGATAGAGGTCTAGACGAAGCAAGTGCTCCTTCTAGAGAAGTTCTTTATAAGTGGGTTGAAGAAAGCATGACGCAAAGGGACATGCTTAAAACAGATTATGAAGAAAAAGATTTAACCGCTAACATCAAACGTGCAGGGCTGACAGGTATTGTTGTACACCCTCAGTTGATGGCAAAGAAAGATGATTTCTTAAAAGCTTTGGATACTTTTGGGGTAACAGAGTTTGAGCGTAAAGCTACCATTGAAAAAAGAGACAGTGCTTTAGAACAAAACTACTATGAGTACGATAAGCTTTTGACTGAGTCCACTGCTACTAGTGAGGCTTGGATTGAGCACAAAACTTCTTTGGCTGGGGAGAACAAATCCAATAGAGAGATCTTTGATTCTTTCGTAGCTGATGATGACAACTACTCTAACTTTACAAACTTACGTGCAGCAGCTTGGGATGCTGTAGTACATGGGGGTTTTGGTACTATACTTGCAGCGATACCTGCGATGTCTGGTTCTGAAGGAGCTAGAGAATACATGGTTGATGTCATGGAAGATGCTAGTCGAAGACATCAAGTAGCTAATTTATTTGGTAGATGGGAAGGGGCAGGAGGTACCTTCGTTCAAGTAGGTGAGGTGTTTATCCCTAGTATAGTTGATATAGGGATAGGGGCTATAGGTAGTTATTTTACAGGAGGTCTAGCTGCCCTACCTACAGCAGGATATATAACTTTTAAACAAGGTGTTCGATCAGGGATTAAAGCAGCAACTAGAAAATCATTAGCGACACAAGTGGCTTCTGAGTCATCAGAGCAGGTTCTTAAATCTATGAACCAAACAGTTGTTAAAGAAGCCATAGATGCAGGAGCTGATGTTGTTAAAGCAAATGGACTCAAAACTTTTTGGAAAGAATTTGGTACACAGACTATTAAATTAAGTGGCACTACATTTAATAGAAGAGCTGCGGGTATAGTACTCCCTGCTTTTACTAGAAGTGCAGGATCTACTTATGCTAATGTGTATAACATTCTTTCGCAGCAGGAGAAAGATCTACCTGAAGACGAAAGGCTAGGTCACGATAATATTCATAAGGCTGCTTTGGGTACAGGAATTACCGCAGGTTTATTTACTGCGGGAATAACTTTAGGATTCTCTGCATTCGGTAAGGGTGGTTTGGAAAAAGCTTTAGAGAAAGGACTTACTGGAAAAGAAATAGGTCATGTCCTCGCACGTATCGGATCAGGTGTGTCCCGTATTG